CCACCAGCACCAGCGCCTAAAAGCGCTCCGCCAAACATAGTAGCTGCTGTAGAGCCTACAGCTTCTGGAAGTATTGCAGTACCTACTGCTAAAGCAGCTTCAACAAACGCCATATTATTTCCCTTCTTCCAGCGCTGGCTGGGTATTCTCAATAAACATATTCTCTAGTTTTTCTATATCTGTCTCTTCAGTTGCGTAGATATTTTGAAAAACAACCGTTTCTAGTATGTACGCCACTTTACGTCCTGGTTTACCAACAAAAGTCATAGGCGCTACTAGCTCATCTTTTGAGCCATCCTCATGCACAATAATCATTTTACCCTGAAGCATCACACACATGTGCTCTACTTTGTGGGGTTTCCCGATAATTACTGAACCTGCTGGCATAGTCGCTTCTTTAATATAAAGCTTCGGGCCAAAATAATGCTTTTCTTTACAGTCTAATTGGGGCAAAGCTTTTAGTTCAGGCAGTATAGCCTCTACTTTTTGAGTAGTAGAAAGAGCTACTTGACTCATACCATAGCCTTTAATTTAAACTCAGCAACATCTGAAGGTTGTAATTGAACGCCATAAGCTTGTAACGCCCTAATAATATGAGGGTCTGCTACTTTATCATATATAACTTGACCACCAGCCTGCTTAAATTTATCTAACCAAAACTTAACGTGTTGGCGAAAAGCTTCTTCTTTATCCATAGTAAAAAAGTGCATTTGTGCTGCTGTTGGATTAAGCTTTTTAATAGCTAAAATAGTATCGCCTTGGCGGTACATCTTAACTCCACCTTGTTTCATTTCTTTTACTGCGGCTACTAAACCTAATTTAAGTTCAATCCCACGTAATTTAAAATCTTGTAAAAGGATTTGCTCCGTTGGAATACCACTTTGTTCAGGAGTTTCGCCCACGACAGATTGAGCAAGCTCTTGCGCTTTGCTCATAAGACTACTATCGTTTCCTAGTATGCCTGCCATATTAATCCTTGATTTTGCTCGATTTTACCATTAAGGTTGTATTTTTAGGTTTTGATTTTTAAAACGTTACCAGCGGTAGTATCATAATATACGTCGCCTGTACGTAAAGTTGCTAAGCTAGCTTGGGTTGGGATTGATACTACTGGTAATCCCGTAGTCTGATTAAGCGTACTTAGGTTTAATGTAATCCCTTGGATTGGGCCAGTGTTGTCTAATTGAGCAAAATATAAACGTAATATGCGAATAAACTCGTCCATAAACCGCTGGTCGTATTCGATAGGGGCTATGGGTAGTCGTGGGGCTATTGAGTTTTGTGATGACATTATCTACGTCCGTCAGGTCTAATATCAATACGAGGAACACCTAATTGCCACTGAGTACCTAATTCATTGGACTCTACTTTAAATGCCATCTGACGACCACGCATCCGCACATAAGCATATTCCGTAAATTGTTGTATAGCATAAACTCGTTGATTTTGATAATTTTGAGTACTTACTACTGCAGGATTATCATCTTTGCCATAATTAGCACCAGGGTTTTGACGAGGAAGTACCGTAAAGTTTAGTGTTGGGTTATTGTTTGTTGAGCCGTTAAACGATACGTCTGGGATAAGTCGCCATACAAATCCAAAATTATGTCCATCTCCAATGTCAAAGTCAGATGACTGTGCAAAAGCATCAATGGCTGTAGGCGGGTTTGTCTCACCATTATTAACGCCTTGCTCGTGATAAATTAAAGCGGAGTTAGTTGTACTACCTACAATGTAACTAGCTGCAGTAGGAGTTGAGCGCAGCGGGCTATCTAACCAAGCAGTACGAGCTAAGTTGCCATAATACCAAATGCGTTCCAAATGGTTGTAAATTACATAGCGGTCAATATAGTTAGAGTTTGCAGAACAATAGAACCACCATACTTCGTTAAAGCCTTCGTTTGTGCCAGACAAAAACTGTTGCGATTGCGTCATATTAATATCTTGGAATACATATTCACGCAGAGTACATGGTAGCGTTTCTGTACGACCAGAGTACATATAGAATTTATCTTGACCCATCCAGTATGTAACGTTATTTACAATAGATACGGCATCAGGAGACACAACAGAAATGTTGTCTGCAAGTAACTGGAAACCCCAAACATATGGGGCACCTAAATACTGCATAGAATAAAGTGCAGAGTCTGTAAATACTAAAATTTCTTGGCGAGACTGTAACGCTGTAATAATAGAAGACCCATGGCTAAGTAAATAACTACCTGCTTGGTTAGTAATTGAAGGGGTCCAAGTTAGTACGGTTTCTTGGTTAGACCAACGAATAAGCATTGGGTTTTGTACAGAAGAACCGTAGTCGTTAGTACCAAATGCAAGAGTAAATCGGCTAGCATCAGATACTAAAACATAATTAGCCATAAGCGGGGTATCTACGTCGCCATACCACCACTGAGTACCATTTTGCGTATTTGTGTTTGTATGCGAAATAATTTGCGCCACGTTGTATACGTTAGGGTTAGCGCCATCAACAACCCAATAATAAATAGGTCCGCCACGTGGATTACACAATAAGTTTTGACCAAAGTTAGCTTGGCTCCATAGCCGTAACTGAGTACCAATACCAAGACCTGCGGGTGCCGGAGACCCCCAACCTGTAGATGTATAGCCAGTAGTTACACCTGACCAGCCACCAGCGCCCCAACCAGGATTAGTTGTATAGATGGCGCTACCAGAAGTAATTTGATATGTGGCTACAACAGACGCGCCGCCATTGCCAGAATCAGAGCTATTAGAAGTAACGGGAAGAGTAATGGTGAATTGAGAAGACGAGACATAAGTGATTTGATACCCAGTAATAACGTTTAAAATAGCAGCTGTTACATTACCGCCAAGACTTGTAGCCCCACTAAAAGTAACCCAGTCACCCGTTTGCGCACCGTGACCTGCATTGGTTACCGTTAATATATTTGAGTATGGGGCAGTTGTTATTGCAGTAAAAGTAGTATTACCAGCAGGTGCTACATAACGGATAGGCGTAACATCATATTCACTACCACCCGTACCATTTTGAATATAGAATTTTTGGTTTGTTCCAATACCCATATAGTTGTAACCATTAAGGCCAATCCAATTCCATAAAGAACGGATAACTCCAACCATAGCTCCACCTGTAGATACTAGACCAGTATCTAATACCCAACCACCAATTTTTTCTACTTGCCCAGAACGAAAACGAATCTTGTCCCCAGCGTACCAACCACCTTCGTTGGCAAGGGTAGTACCTTCTCGGTTAATACCTGGGCGAAATTGTAATTTTTGTAATGGCATGGTTTACCCTAATATGGATACGGCTTTTGCAATCTTGGCTTTACGGTCATCTAACCCAATTAAACCGCCATTAATACGTTTTGTCATTGTCTCAAAATCCCCAGCATCTGCCAAAGCGTTTAGTCCTTTTTTGTTCCAGAACCAGCCCGCAGACATACAAGCATAATTAGGCTCAGCCAAAAGCTCAGGTTGGCTAATAAGGTCAACGCCAATTGCTTTTCCACAGTTGTCATAGTTTTCCTTACCAGTCAACTGAATTAAACCTCTACCTAAAAACTTACTAGCTTCTTCTTCAGAAGTATTACCTAAGCGCCCGTTATATACTTTACCCGCTATCTTGGCTGGTTGACGTGCATATTGGTCAGCAATTTCTTTAGTCGGAAAACGGCTAGGCCAAGTCTTCATCAATCCTTCTGTGCTGTAGTTTAAGTTTTCTTGCAAGATTTTAAAATTATTAGACTCATGAGCACACTGACCAATAAACGCTGCTTGACGCTTAGATGTATTAATTTCATATTTGGCAAACACCTCGTTTAATGGTTCTAACCATTTGCTATCAATACCTAGCGCTGCTAATTGCTCATTCGTCATTTCTTCATTATTCCTTCTAATTCTTTAGTTTTGTCTTTACTGCCTTGAGAGCTACCAAAATAAAATGAAAGCACTTGACCAGCAGAACTAGTAATAAACCCTAATGCAAAAATAATCATCTGTTGCTGGTCTGTAGGAATGCTTTTAACCATCAAAATACCAATAAATAAGAACGCTAACGAAACAGTACCTAATGCAAGGATAGGCACTACAGCTTTATCTAGGTGTGTAGCGTATTGGGATGTAGCAACTGCAGCGTAGGCTTGACGGGCGGAATCACGGTCTTGAACTTCTAGTTTGGCATACTCAAGGTCTAATTCTTTGAGTTTCATAGCCATTTCAGGATTGCTTGTAAGAGCCTGTGTAACCCCTTCTATAGTAGCGTCATCTATGCCTAATTTAGAAGCTATCCAGCCAACAGCGGCGCCACCAGCAGGGCCAGCTACTGCAGTAGCTAAAACAGGCGCAACGCCTTTAAGTAGTGAAAGTAGTGTATCCATCATCCTTTAATACCCCAAGTTAAATACCAAGCAATTAATGCTGCAACCGCAAAGCAATACAACTGCACTCGTCTTACTGCTTTTATATCATGTTGAAATTCTTCGTTATCTTTTCTTTGAAGATTCTCAATATCTAATTTAATCTTTAATACAGCATCCCATTCTTTAGCGCCATACTTTCGTACAAACTCAATCTTTAATCTAGCCTCTTCATCAGAGATTTGTTTCTTGTGTTTCCATGCTTCAAGCGCTTTAATTAACGCTATTTCTTTTTTTGCTTCTGTTTCTCGTCTTTCCCGTAACCTGTCTTGGGCTTTTTGCTGCGCTACATCTAAACCGTCTTTTTGTATTCCTTCGATGCTTTTGGACAGCCCTTTTGAGGCTTCTCGACTTGCATCAAGACTCCCGCTAAGAGTCTTTACTCCTTCGGACAAACCAAACGGGTCGGGCATAGCGCACTTTTATTTCACTTTTTTTACCGCTGATTTACGTGTAGTTGCTTTCTTTACAGTTGGTTTTCTTTTTGGCGCTGGGAAAGGCCATGGCGCTTCTTCTATTTTGCCAACTTCCATATTAATCTTTGGCATATAACCAAGTTTGTCAAATAACCAGTTCACAATAAACATTGTTTTTCCTTAAGTTTTGATAATAAAGTTAATACCTAGGTATGGAGGTAAATTTGCGTTTGTTCCGGGAGAACCTGCTGCATCTATAGTTGTAGTGGTTGAAACACTAATTCCTGTTGCGGCTCCATTAATACCAATACCAGTAGGTGAAAACCCTGTAAATCCACCATCTACAGGACCGCCATTAGCACCAAATGCCCCTATATATCCGGGCGCACCGCCGCCGTTTGCATTTTGTGGGTGTTGGTGTTGGGGGTCAGAAATGCCGTGAGTATGAGTAGGGTCTGATACACTAGATGAAGATGATGCGGTATGGGTATGGCCTACTACAATAGCGTCTGCACTGCCGCCTGTTGTACCAATTGTTGTACCATAAGGCATGCGGTTTGTGTAGTTTGGTGTATTAAATGTAGTTGAGCCATTGCCAGCACCAAACGTTGTACCGACAACCGCAAAAAGAGACGCATACGTTGTACGAGATACTGCAGCGCCATTACATAGTAAATACCCAGATGGTGCTGTGCCAGTAGGCCACATTATTAAAGCACCGGTTAAAACCGCATTTTGAGTGACAAAAGCTGTTGTAGCTAACTGAGTTGTATTTGTACCTGCGGCTGCTGTAGGGGCAGTCATAACGCCAGAAATAGAACCTGTAGTTAAAGATGTTGTGCCTGTAACGGCTAAATTACCAGCAACGCTAAAGTTACCTACAGCAGTGTCGTTACCATAAAAGCTAGTACCATCAGACCAAATAACTACTTTAGCCCCTGCAGGAATAACTGCAGCTGAGCCTGCCGCTGTTGTATTGCCGATAACGGTTGAGTTATAGAAAGACGCAGTATAGGCAGTGTTGTTCCAAACAATGTACTGTTTAGATACAGGAGGGGCAAAAATATTAAAGTTAGCACCTAGAGTGCCTGCATTTAGTTTAAGAATCCCGTATACAGACTGGTCTAAAGAAGCATTAGCGGAAGGACCGTTAACGTAGGTAAGTACTTGGTTATTTGAGGTTGGGCTTACAGTAACTGCAACATATCCAGCAATAGCTGATTCAAAGATATATTGGAAGTTTAAGTTGGTGGTTGACCCCCAAGTACCCGCTTGGTCTCCAGAACCGATAAGTTCGGTCCGTAATATGGGTGAGTAAGTGCTTGACATATTTATCCTTTAAAACTGCGTATTATCAATTTGCTGCCAATTTGGGTTTTGATTATCCCCAATATTAGTCCAAGTAGTTGTTTGTCCATTAGCCACAGCGTTCCAAGTTACAGTCTGGTTGTCATTGATTTTAAACCATCCACGCCCAATTTGCGAGTCTAACAAGGTTAAAAGCTCAGCTATAGCAGGTCTAAAGTCCGCCCGAGCTGTTTGGGCATCAAATAGGGTATACCCTTCAGCAAT